CTGCCCTGCTGCTGTAACTGGGATAGTCCCAGCAGCATCTTGAAACATCGTAGTTAGATCATTCGGGTCATAAGCAAAACCCTGTTCGTTATTGGCGAATAGTTTGCGAATTAGTGAGTGTATGGTTTCATTAACAAAAATGGCAGCTTTACCAGTTTTAGGCTCAATAGCTGCTCTTGAATTGACGATAGCCATAATTAACCTCGTCTTAATAAAACATCACCACCAACAACCTTGATGTAATGCCAGCTTTGCTGTAATACAGATGAATCATTAATAGCCAAATCTACAATCTTGACCCAGTTGACTTGATCGTGACTCCCATACACAGCACTCGCTGTTGCTGTTGATTGATATGTATATAGAGATGACAAGCCTTTTATTTTGTAAATTTGACCATTTTTAAGAGTAACTAGCTCAGCTGGAGAGATTTCAGTAACCATTTTATTTACTCAAATATAAAATTTGAATGTAGTCAAAGCTAACTTTGAAATCATTATTCAGTTTTGTTGTTGGTATTTAGGACGGCTTCTTATTTCCAAATATTCGTTTCTTCTTAACCACAGCACTCTTGATAGCTGGCATGACTATTTTTGCTTGTGGCTTTTTAACAACCTTACGCTTAACAATGGTTTTAGGCTTGGATTCGGTATTCTCTTTATTTTCAATCACAGGTTGATCTGGCACATCTATTGATACACGTTCAGCCACACGCTTTAAATTCGGCTGCATAATTTTTAAAGCAGCCAAAGCATATACACGACAATCAAGTGCTTCATTTCGTGCTCGATCTGGCTTATGCCATTCACGTATTGGCTGTCCTTTGACATAGCGGATAATCAATTTTTCAGCCGTTAATTGTCTATACCATTCACTTTCTCGGTCATGTGGAAAATGACAATAACCCGGTCCTTTCTTTTCCAAATCTAAACGGCGCATGACTGTCAGTTTTGCTTCGTCGACCCCGACAATAAATAAATCAATTTTCCGTTTATCTTTACCTGACTGTTTACGCTGAGGACTTTGCACAATCGGCATCCCCCAACCTGCACGCCCTTTAATTGCAAAGACTTTTCTGTTTCTACGGCTCTTTACATATTCATAAGCCCTTTGTGTATAACCTGCAGTACCACCCGTATCTAAACATGCAGCCGAAACACTCAGTTGTGCACCCGATTCATGCAGATACGTAGCTTCAAGAATGTCGTCTAATTCTTCCCAGATTTCATCACCAAGCGGATCACCCCAAAGCACACGGTAATCAATAGACCAACTTTCTTCACCTACACCCCAAGCGACAATCTCAAGTTCTAAACGATCCATCTGCATGTCGATACCACAAGTTAGATAGACACCTGCGTTCGGCACACGTGCGACATATTCCTCAGCACGCAATTGAAGTATTTCAGGATCTGCCTTATCTCCATTTTCTTCATAAGTTTCACCCAGTGACACGTTTACAAATACCTGTAAATCATCAAGCACCAACTTATCCAAGTAAGATTGCACAATGTCACGCATCTTACGAAACGTTGAAAGCATCTCTGGCGCGTGAAAGCTAATATGGCCCTTAAATGGTTTTTCGGCTTTCCAACCATGGCCAAGCTTTTCAGCATTGCGAATCGATGCAATGCGCTCACCATCAGACCACACTACACCACAGCATTCACAGCGATAACCCGCTGTTTCAACATCATGCTCTTGATCTAAATCTTCTTTTGCGTCTTGAATATTTGTAGATTTTCGACCCTGCCAAGTGACATTTTCCCATCTTAGGAATTGTGCTTCATTGCAATGTGGGCATGGCACGTAATATCGACGCATATCCCCTTGCTTAAAAGCATTTTCAACACGGCTTGCACCTGCAATGGTTGGTGTACTCGATTCTGTTCTTAAAGCTTGATCACCAAATGTTGCTGAACGCTGAGCAAGTAATTCAATTGGATCACCTTCTGCAGTCGCTTCCATTCCATCAATTTCATCTGCATGGGTAATTGGTGCAGAACGTGAACGTAATGTTTTTGGTGAACCTGCCCACGAGAACATCAACCAACCCCCAACGTATGAAATCATGCGACTGTTATTCACACCATCACGGCTACGAGGCTTGGCCATCTTTTGTGAAATAGACTTGTTCGCTTCAATCATTGGGCGAAGCTTAGTTTCTAGAAAAGTTTGCACATCACCTTGTGTTGGCTGTACAAATATTTGCGATTTAGGCTCATGAGCAATGAAATAACCTGTCGCACATTGCTGAATAGTAGTTTTACCAAGCTGTGCGCCTGTCATGTAGGTGATACGACGAACACCATATTCTTTAATGGCGTCAATCATGCCACGTTGATAGGGTGCGTTATCAAAATTAATAGGACCCGGTATCGCATTACCCACAGGGATTTTAATATTTTTTTCTGCCCACTTGCTTGGCAAAATATCTGGCGGCGGTACCAGATGATGCATTGAGCGTTTTACAGCATCTAAAACAGATCCGTAATTACTAAATATAGAAAGGTCACTCAATCTCATCCTCCTCCAGCTCTTCTTCCGCTGAAGTTTCAAGCGCCAAGACCAATTCAGCTTTTAATTTCTCTTTAAAAGCTCTTTCATCAGTTTCACCAAGTAGCTGTAAAACGGCACGCTGCGGCACATTCATAATATTTGCACGTATAGCAGCAAATACCATTGCTTGAGCACGTTCAAACTCTGCAATTAATGCAACCTCACCTTTTCTCTCAGCCAACTCTAATTCAGTAAGCTCTGTTTTTGCTTTTTGCTCACGCAATTTTAATTCTTCAAGGTCATCTGGAATGCCGCCTGTTGCACGATCAACAGCTTCATCTTGAAGCCATGCGGAAATTTGTGCTGTATTAAACTTCCACTCTTGACCTTTTCCATGACCTCGCACTACTACTGGGCATCCCTTTTTAACCCACGAATCCACAGTTGTTAGAGCAACGCCAAAAACCTCTGAAAGCCCTGCCCTACTTACATTTTGACCCTTTACAGCACTTGTCATGACAGCACATCACCCAAACCTATTTTTATTTAAGAAGTAGTAGTATGTTTCGATTTTGAAATTCACGCAGATATGAAAACCTGCGAGGTCTTTGCCCCCGCTTGGGGTGCCCCTCTGGAAGTACCTTGGGAAACTATTTTTTCTTTGGAATCAGTTGTTTCGGTCTGACCGTTGCAAAGCTCTCTGTCTTGCTTGATGAGAGCTTGAGCACTCTTGAGTTGCTCTGCTACGGCGTCTGCTCTTGCGGCATACCGAATAAGAAACTCGACATCTCTGTCGTGAAGTCCGCCTGTTGTGGTTGCATGATTGCCGCTGGTGCTGTTGGCAGTGCTGGACACATCGGGACATTGCTTGGCTTTAAGTGAGTCGCGCAACCTGAGATTGTTAGCGTGATACTCATTAATAAGAGTTGTTTCATTGTGCTGTAATTCCTTAATCTTTTCAAGGTACTTAGTCTCAAGTTGCTCTTGTTTTTTGTAACTCTTACGCTCTCTTTCGAGTGCTTGATCCGATTCAGCTTTCAGTTCTCGAATCATGCTTTCGTAATTGTCTATTTGCTGTGTGCGTGCCTGTGTATAACCATAGTCATAACAGCACCAACCAATAAAACCAGCGAGAAGCACAAAACCAATAGCAATAATAAGTCTGATGTTCATAAGCACCTACTGCATAAATAACAGTTTTTCTTTAGCACGGCGGTTCACCAGCCCGTTAATGACTTTGCCATTGTCATAGATCCAACGGTCGAACTGATTGGCAGCTAATCCAAACTTTGATTGGTTGATTAGCGTCAGCATGGTGCTTTTCACAAATGCTGTCTCGCCAACGTTGTAAACGAATGAAGCCAATGCATCGAATTGGTTTTGATTGAGTTTTACTTTGATGTGTTTATCAAGGCATGCATCCACCCATTTGCAATCGTTCATCAGCCATAAGTTTGCTTGGCCTTGGGTGCAGGTATCACCTTGTTTGACGGTCACACCATTTGGATACTTGATCGTTCCATAGCCAATCGTCCAAACACCGCCAGTATCTTTATAAGCTTGGTTCCGAAAGCCTTCACTTTCACGGATGATGGAATAGCCATAACCTGAAATATCAAAATGACCACTTACAGTATTAGTTAATGAAAACCCGATCAGCGTTGCGAATGTTGTTAAGCCATGGCATGCAATAATCTCATCGCCAGCAATCACTTGTGACTGCTCAAGCTTTCCGCCTGACATTGATCGTAACCATGAATATGCCTGTGCAACTTGACTCGATTGATCAATACTCATCACTTACCACCCCGCTTAAACCAGTTTTTCATCATTTCTATGAAAAATGATGTAAATCCGACCTGCTTATATGCACCCGATTTAATCCAAGCGAAAAACTCTTGTAAGACCAGCCCACCAAGCGCTCCAGTCAAAAAGCCAATACCACCCGCATGACTCGGTGCAAGCGCCGTGTAATGCATGATGAGTAAAGTGAGGTAATGTGCCGTAAATGCACCCGACAGTAAAAACACGGCGTAGTCTTTGGGTGTTTTAAGCTGCTCTTTGTTATATCGAGTTGCCACAACCGCCCCCATCAAACCTGCAATCCAATACTGAAAATCGCTCAACAACTTCAACAAAGCGACCCACCATTCATTTCCACCCATTTTTCCAAACACCTTTTTAATTTTCTTTATTGTTTAAGAGTGCAGATTATTTTTCATTATTCACAATTTTAAAGTCATTTGCTGGTTGCTTAACTCTGTTCCGTAGACTCTTGAAACAACTCTTTCGGTTACATTAAAAATATTCGCAAGCTCTTGAACCCCAAAGCCATACTTCATCATTTGTCGAATACCGTTGTCGCGTGTTTTCAAAATGATTTGCTTACACTGGGCCAATACAAGCAACTCCCCGCCAAATTCTTTTGAGAGTTTTTCCGCATCTAGGTAGCCAAGAGTTTTTACAAGGAAATGATTCATTTCGAGCCTTTTCAGTGTTGGCACATAAAGAAATAATTGCCCCTGTCCTGCACGTTTTTCTGTTTTGTATCGCGGGCACTGGCTGACAAGATAAAGCGCATTTTGTCGACCAATGACCTCAGCAATACTTCTTAAATCCCCATTTAAATCATTAATGCGTTCCATATCAGTCCTTTTGGTGTCTAGCTATACGGTGAAATACCAACATTTCTGCATCACGTGTGTTTTAGTGCTGCATTAATCCCTATTCCCCTCAAAACTTCGCAAATCTTTTAAAAACCAACATTGCTGCATCACGCGCATGCTCATTCGTACGTTCAATCCAACCGGTGCGCTTTTTAAATACATCGGCCTTTGTTTTGGTTGCATTGGCTGCTGGATGAATCATTAAGTAATTCAACCCTTGCTCCTTACACCAATCTTCCCAAATCTGTGCATCACGCTTTACCGATCCAACACCTTGTGCTTTCTCACGACCACCAGTGAACCAGGTGCGCTGCCGAGCATCTTCAATGAATAAACAGACGTTTTCTTTTCCATAGTGCACAACAAACTCAAGCGTTCGACTCATGGCCTGAGTAATTGTTAAGGATCTAACTTCAAATAGTTCACCACCATTGCCTTTGTCTTCTGCCACGGCGTAGCCTGTGTTCACACCTGTATCGATGCCAATGAGATACTTAGTCATTCAATACAAACTCCCCATCACCTTTGCAAAAACATACATAGCCGACTTGAACGGTTAAATTGCGGTACCCGATGCCCTTGTCAAAATCAAAGAGCTTATCGCCGTGTATAAATCTCAAGTTTTTAAAGAATGGTTGTGCTGTAAAAAATGCTTCAAATTCTTCAGTACGATCTACTAATTGGATAACCTCCACATCACCAGTAAAGCAACTGAACGGCGTTCCATCATCTAAGCGCCCAAATACCCGACCATCTTCAACACGATCCAATACACCGTACCCAGTGAAGCGTTTGCCTGAGTAAATCGTCCTTGATTCACTTATGAAATCCACTTTTACGCGATCGCCTGCTCTCATGCTGTTACCCCAATCTATTTAATTTATATGCTTCGTTCACATGCGCCTCTGAAACTCTCGTATTGGGGCTAATGTGATTACGAATATCTGATACGTTGTCAGTGCGATTGTGGTCGGCAATAGCTTTTCTTAATACTTCAATCGGAATGTATGGCTTGTGGTCAAGTCGGCCGTTGTGCGGATATCCATCATCAACGCTTTCCCAAGCACTCACACACCAAACCATTGCAGGCTCATCGCGATATTCTGAGGTTTTAGCAAAATACGTGCAGTCACGTTCATCGACTTCCAGAAAAATCCCAGACCCTTCTGGTGCAGCATCCACGACTTCGCTCATACGTTCGATTGTTAGATTCATGCCACTCGCTCCCGTTGTTCAATCGCTTTCATTGCTAACTTAATTTGCTGATAACGTCCTTTTGAGCATGGTCTAGTTTGTTGGGTTATTTGCGATATAAATGAATGGGCCACTTTCAACTCTCGACATAGTTCACCACCACGGCCCTTGCGTCTTTTGCACCACTGATCCAAAGCCTTAATCTCTGCAAGCGTAGCTTGATCCTCTTTTTGTCGAGCGCGCTTCTTATAAGTTTCTGATATAGTGCCTGCC